TTGAAACCGAGTCTGAGGTTGTCGCAGTCCAGGCAGACGACATCGCGCCCTCGGCTGTCCAGTAGCCGAAACCGCTGGTTTCCTGCTGGAAAACTGGCTTTTTGAAGAAATCTCTAAAGCCCTGTTGACGAGTATTCCGATGTCGGTATACTAGTGGCATGACGCGGACGAACGACGGACGCGGGAACGAACGACAACAACCGGAGACAAAGCGATGAACGCAACGATCAGCCAAAAGGTGACGGTCAGCGGAAAGACATACCTTGCCAGCGAGACGCACCTGCTCCAGGTGTTTGTGGACGGCCACAGAAAGACTTGCGGCATCACTGGGCGCAAGGTTGCCTGCTGCGGCTACTGGAAAATGCTTCGCAAGCCTGTTGCTCGCTGATTGTTCGGATACCCATCCACCACCAACCACAAGGAACGAACCATGAACGCGACCGCAAAGATCAACGCGAGGCAACGGGCGGCACTTGCCGCGTTTGCCAGCCACAACGAGACGGGCTGGCCCGAGGGCGTGCTGCGGTGCACCGCAATCGCACTGCTGGATCGCGGCTTGATCGAGGTCGTTTCTTCGACCGGCCTCCAGTACGCAAGCGACTACGTTCCCAACTTCTGCGGCAAGGGCTACCACGTTCGCCGCACCGCGTACTGGGTGACGCGGTACGCCTTGACCGACGCTGGCCGCGCCGCGATCACCGGCTGATCGTCCTGACACAAGACAACTACCAGCAAGCGAGACAAAACAATGAAACGACTCTGGACAGGCAACACGGTTCGGCAGGAAGCAGTGTTGTTCGCGGCTGTCAAACGAAGGTTTTCGCCAGCCGATGCAATCGAAGACGCCTGCGACGATTGGGAGAGATGCCCTGCCGGGAGCATCAAGCACGCGATTGGGCAATACGTCCTCGGGCTTTCTGACGCAGCCTTTATGCGTCTTGTGCGCGACGTAGAAAAAGCCAGGCGGCTTTGATAAAACCGACCGCAATCGTGAACACCACTCAAGACGACTGGATTTCTCTTCCTGCCGCCGCTGCGCTCGCCAACGTGACAGAGCGCTGGATGCGTGCGCTTGTCGAAAAAGGCAAGGTTGTCGGCAAAAAGATTGGCCGCAACTACATCGTCAGCCGCAAGTCGGCTGCGGCGTTTGTCCGCAGCGAGACTGAAGGCAGGCCGCGAGCCAAGCCAAAACGTAGATAGCGTGCCGTTTGGCAGAGTGAATGCCGTTCGCGGCTTGACAGGTTTGCCATCATCATCGGCATGAACCAAGTCACGCTGACCACCGTTGACGGTCTCGACCCTCGTGACATGCTGGCGATCCGCTCCCGGCTGACGAAGCCGTCGAGTGAGTTTCAGTTGGAGGTTGCCCAGGTGCTGGAAGGCGAGGGGAGCAGCTGCACACCGCTTGCCGTGTGGCACTGCGACGGCTCGTTGATTGCTTGGGCGTGCTCGCACGTCTGGCGTGGCATGCAGACGTTAGAGCAGTACGTCGAGGAGCGGTATCGCAACACGGGCAAGGCGACGGCGTTGACTGCGTTCCTGCTGTCGTCTGGCGTGATTGACGCAGCCAAGCCGCTGGCAGTGTTCTCTCCGTTCACGGCAGACATCGCCCGCAAGCTAGGCGTGGCAGACGTCGTGCTCTTTGAGCGGCGCGGCTCTGAATGGGCCGAAGTCTAACGGCATACCCGGTCTGTGATTGCCGGTGCGTCCCGTAGCGTTGCTCGCATGAGCGACGAACTACGCGCAAAGATTGCCGAGACGGCATCCGGCCCCAAGCGGGTCCGCACCGATGCTGGCGAAGTTGAGGCACAGGATGTCGCCTCAATGATTGAGGCTGACAAGTATTTGTCTGCCCGTGCTGCGAGCGGCAGCGGCAACACACGCCGTGGCCTGCGGTTCAACAAGATCATCCCGCCGGGGGCTGGCTGATGGGTTTGTTCAGCAGGCTGCTGCCGGGACGCAAGCCGCAGAACGTGGCGGTGCCTCTGCACGTCCGTGCGAAGTTCGACGCCGCAGAGATGGGCGACGACCGGCGGCACTGGGCGAACGCCGACGCCTTCGCTGCCGATACGGCTCTATCGCCTGAGAAGCGACGCACGATGCGGAATCGTGCCCGCTATGAGCGTGCGAACAACTCGTATCTCGCTGGCATCTCGGCAACGCTCGCCAACGACTTGATCGGCACCGGACCACGCCTGCAACTCAACAGCGGCGACGTCGAGGCGGATCGCCTGGCGGAACGTCTCTTCTTCGATTGGTCGTGGCAAGTCGATCTGGCGACGAAGCTGCGGACGATGCGTGAGGCGATTGTGGTGGACGGTGAAGCGTTCGCCATGATGATCAGCAACCCTCGCCTGCCGGGCGTGCAACTCGACCTGCGGCTCGTGGAAGCCGAGATGGTGGCGACGCCGGTGCAGTCCGTCACGCCTAGCGTCACCGTCGATGGCTCGATTGTCGATGGGCTTGAGTTCGACGCCTCGGGCAACGTGCTCGCCTATCAGGTGCTCTCGTACCATCCCGGTGCCAATTACCACGTCAACGCACTGAACTACCAGCGGGTGCCAGCGGCACAGATGATCCACTGGTTCCGGCCCATCCGGCCCGGCCAGCATCGTGGCGTTCCTGAAGTGGCACCGGCTCTCAAGCTGTTCGCCCAGCTTCGCCGCTACACCGAAGCGGTCGTGGCTGCTGCGGAGACTGCCGCCGACTTCGCAGGCTTCCTGCGGACGAACTCGCCTGCCGCCGAGGTGGACGAAGTTGAAGCGTTCGCAGAGATGCCAATCGAAAAAAGAACGATGGTCACGCTGCCAGACGGCTGGACGTTCGAGCAGCTCAAGGCAGAGCAGCCGACGACGCAGTTCCCGGCGTTCGTGCGTCAGCTTCTGGGAGAGTTGGGGCGTTGCCTGCAACTGCCTTTCAACGTCGCTGCGTTGGATTCGTCGTCCTACAACTACGCATCGGGCCGCATGGATCATCAGGTCTATGCCACGACGCAGCGCGTGATGCGTGACGATCTTGAGCGTCGGATGCTCGACCGTCTGCTTGCGGCGTGGGTGAACGAAGCAACCCTGGCAGGGCTTCTACCTGAAGGCATCCCGCCGTTCAGCGAGTGGGATTGGTCGTGGCAGTGGGACGGCAAGGAACACGTCGACCCTGCCAAGGAAGCCAATGCCGCCGAGACGAGGCTGCGTACGCACACGACGACTCTGGCGACTGAATACGCCAAGGCTGGCAAGCAGTGGGATGTCGAACTGCGTCAGCGCGCCGCCGAAGTGGCGTTGATGAAGGAACTCGGACTCTGGGTCGATCTCACGCCGGAAGTGAACTACGGCGGGCAGCTTGACGAGAACGGAGACCCCGTAGAGGAAAACCAATGAACGCAATCAAGTTGGATTCTGGCGTCACGTTCCTGCAAGCCGCCGAAGGCGATTCGGCACCGGCTGGCAAGCGTTTTCGCATCGTCGCCTACACGGGCGCACCGATCCGGCAGGGCTGGAGCCGTGAGCCGGTCGTGATCGACATGGCTGGCATGCAGCTGCCGGCGACTGTGCCGGTGGTGCTCGGGCACGACTACTCGCTTGGCTCGATCCTCGGGCAAGGTCGCCCGTTCATCGAAGCTGGGCAGTTGATCGTTGAAGGCGAGATCCTCGCTGACAACGACAACGCACGCCAGGTGATGGCACTCGCCGCTGCGGGCTACCAGTTCCAGGCGAGCGTAGGTGCTGACGTTCGTCGGCACCAGAAGATCGACGCCGAAGGCGTCACCACCGTCAACGGTCAGGCTCACGTTGGGCCTGTTCGAGTGGTCAAGGCTTCGGCACTCCGAGAGACGTCGTTTGTGACGCTCGGCGCTGACGGGGCCACGACCGTATCAATCGCAGCCGAAGACGCTGCCGAGGAGGTTCCCATGGCGGATGACGCCAACCAGAAGCCTGCCGACGTCGTTGAGACGCCGGTGGAAGTCACGGCGAGCGTCGCCGTGGAGACCAAGCCCGAAGTCGATCACACCGAAGTGATTGCGTCCCTCACGAAGAAAGTCGAACAGATGGAAAAGCTGATCGCCACCCGCGACGAGCGTCCTGCGGCTCCTGCCATCCACATGGCGCAGCCCACCGCTCGCACGCCCGAAGTCATCGAGGCAGCGTTCGCCCTTCAGGGCAACCTGCCGAATGTCGAGAAGCAGTACAGCGTCCAGACGCTC